TTAAAATTTGAAAGTAATCTCTCTTATATTAAGTGTATTCACCTTACCATTCTCATTATACTTTCTAGGAACAAAGTCAAATGCAATCTCTTTGACTGTACTCAAGATTAACTCCTCTTTTTGCTCTACATTTAACTTACTCCAACCTTTAATTAAAATGTTATCAATCATATTTAATTGTTCATTCGTAACTGTTTGTGTACTTTCCATTTCTGTACCAGCACGTTCAACTTTATCAAGTATCTCTTTAGTTTCGTCCATTAAACTAAAATACTCATCATCTTCAATATAACCTAATGACCATGATCGTGTAAGTTTCTCACGTTGTTTCATAATCTTATCTATGTCGTAGTCTAATTCAGGTGTACTTTCTTTTACAATATCCACCTTAAACTTATTCATATCATATGTTTTGAGCAACTCTATAAACTTATCTTCTACTTCACTTTCACTAAATGAAATAGTTTGAACGTTTTTGTCTTTTGAACACGTATCACATTTATAACGTCTTACTTCGTAAGAATATCCTTTTTTATCTGTTATCTTACCAGCATATAGATGTAGCTTATTATGGCATTGAGGACACGTTAGAACACCTCTAAAGATAGCATGATGTTTTACCTTACTTCTATGTGTTTTGTTTTCTATAACGTCTATAATGCGCTTATAATCACTTTCTGATAACACTGGCTCATGCGTATTCTCAATATACATATCTCCATACTTAGTATGGCCACGTAAGACTGGGTTTTTCATCAATCTAATGATAGAAGTCCTATTCCATTTCTTAATCTTAGGTACGTTGACCTTCTTCAAATTCATCTGTCTAGCAATCTCATTCCCCGATACACCATGTTTAAATTGCTCAACAAGATAATCAATTACCCACTTATGCTCATTAGGAACAAGTTTGCCATCTACATTGTCATAGCAAAAAGGAGCTTCTCTAATATAGTTACCTTCTCTTACTGCTGCACGACTACCAAATAATGCACGTTCACGTATTGTAGCACGTTCCCACTCAGCCATAGCACCTACCATAGTGATAAATAACTTACCAATCGCAGTTGTGGTATCAAATACTTCAGTAGCACTCTTAAACGCTACGTTATACTTCTCAAACGTTTCTAGCATTTCAAGTAAGTCTTTAACATTACGTGTTAATCTATCCAACTTATAAACCAACACTAGATCATAATACTCTAGATTATCCATAATACGTTTTAATGCTGGTCTATTCATCGAGCCACCACTTACACCAGCGTCAGTAAATACTTTGAAATCGTGCCAATTCTGAACTTCACAAAAGGCTTTCAATTTCCGTTCTTGCTCATGGATAGAATAGCCTTCCGTCGCTTGCTCATAGGAACTTACTCTTGTGTAGATTGCCACTTTCATTAAATCACCTCAAAAAAAGTAAAAAAATAATAAGGGTAGACAAGCTACCCATAAATTATTCGTCTAAATGATCCACTGCATATTGTGCTTCTTCTTCTGTAAATTTATCACCAGAACTTGAAATTAGTTGATCGTAAATTGCATCTTTAGACATATTCATATCTTCTTGATAAGATTTTGCACTTTCTAATGCGTTTTTCTTATAATCAGCTTTTAAGTGATCGACCGCGTATTGTGCATCTTCTTCTGAGAATTGGTCTCCGGCACTAGAAGTTAATTGTTCATAAATTGCATTTTTAGACATATGCATTCCATCCGCATAATTTTTAGCAGAATTTAATGCTGCTGTTTGTTCTTTAGAAGCGTTTTTATCTTCTTTGACTTCTGAACTATCTTCATTCATTTGTTTATCTACTTCATTAACAAAGGCTCCAGTACATGATGTAAGACCGATAATTAATAGAATTAATAAAACTAAACAACCACCACAACCCCAGAGCCAACCTTTCTTACGTTTCTTCTTTTTTTCTTCTTCTTGTTGCTTTTGATATTCTTGAAACTGTCTAAATTGTCTTTCTTCTTGTTCGTTATTAAATTTTTCTTCCATTATTCTTCTCCTATATGTAGATTAAGCCTTTATATTCATTTGTATTCTAAGGTGCATCGTCCACTTATTTATAGCACCACCACCTTTAATATGTAATATTCATATATCTTTATATTCAAACACTCGTAATGGCTCAAACTGAATAACATATTTACCGCAACGAGTTGAGTGTCCAAATTTTTGCTGATAATGATTCAAAGTTTGAAGTACAAACGATTCACTTACTTCAAAATAATCAGCTAATTCATATAAATTATGAACATTTTGTAGATATGCGCTTATTAATTCTTTAAGAGGTATTAGAATTTCACAAGCTAATCTACGAGCTTTTAATTCATATTTTCTACTTTGCACATCTTTGTCATCGAGTATGTTCCCATAAGTAATTTCATGGTGTGCTAATTCTTCTGCTAAAGTTTCCAATTTTATTGCAGTAGGGCGATTACTATTAATAAATATTTCGCCGTTCATATAGAAACCAGACATAAACTTAGGTATGCTTCCAGTTTCATTTATAGATATGTAATCATACTTTTTTAATAAATCTTCGTATCTCCCCATACAAAACACACCTTATTTTTTTCTGTTTCTGATAAATTGAATAAATTGTTCTATTTCTTTTTGTTCATCTTCAGTTAAATCTGAATAATCTAAATGTGCAGCCATTGTATCTTGATTTTTTTGAGGGTTAAATGATGGATCAATATCAGATTTATTTACATTTAACGCGTCAGCTATTTTTTGAACATTTTCAGGATTAATTAATGTTTTATTATTCAAATAGTCAGAAATAGTACTACGTGAAATTCCAGATTTATTTGCTAAATCTAATTGTCTTAAACCTTGTGCTTTCATAAATTTTCTAATATTAGTAGATATTTGAAGTTTTAATTCATAATTTCTATCCATAATTTTTACCTCTCGAAAAAAATTTTTATTAGTAATTTGATAATTCCATTATATAGGAAGGGAAACGGATAAACAAGTATTTTTCCGAATTTATCCGAATATTTTTTCTTCGAAACGGAAATTTCCGTTTGACATTCCGAATTAACTCGGTTTATAATTGGTACATACTTAAAGAAAGCGAGGGATAAAAGAGATGCAAATTACTATGAGAGCCGCTAGAGTTAACGCTGGTTTAACGCAAGAGAAAGCGTCTAAAAGGCTTGGTATTAATGCTGACACTCTTTCTAGATATGAGAAAGATAACTCTAGAATACCTAGAAATATTATTGCAGAAATTCCAAAGGTTTATTTTATCGACAGTAATAATATTTTTTTTGGTAAAGAAACCGAGTTTTTTCGGAATTTATCTAAAGAGAACACAGAAGAAAACATAGAAACTTAACAATTAAGAACTCAGTAAGTTTCAACGCTCACATTGAGCGTATAAGAGCGAGAGTGAGCGACGATATGAGCCACACCACAATACATGATTAGGTCATTGCCAAGACTATACGTTGAATGTGGGCGTTGAAAAGAGAAGGAGGAAATAAGAATGAATAAATTACAAATTTTCAATTTTGAAGAATTATCAGTGAGAACAATGAATATAGACGGCGAACCATATTTTGTAGGGAAAGATGTAGCGGAAATTTTAGGATACAAAAAAACTGCAAACGCAATTAATAAGCATGTAGATGATGAAGACAAAGGGGTCACTAAATTAGGGACACCTGGTGGAGTTCAAGATGTAACTATCATCAACGAAAGTGGACTTTACAGCTTAATCTTCTCAAGCAAGTTAGAAAGTGCTAAACGTTTCAAACGCTGGGTAACATCAGAAGTTTTGCCGACATTAAGAAAAACTGGCACTTATCAAGTACCTGATAACCCAATGGACGCACTAAAACTAATGTTCCAAGCGCAAGAAGAAACTAAAGAAGAAATCAATAGTGTTAAAGCAGATGTGATTGATCTAAAAGAAAACCAAAAACTAGATAGTGGCGAATATGGTTTAGTTACTAGAACAGTAAATCAACGAGTTGCTTATATCAGACAAATTCACGGACTACCTAATAAAAAAAGAAATCAACACACCACTTTATAAAGATATAAACAACGATATTCATGTAATGGCTGGTATCAAAACTAGAACACAACTTAAACAGAAACATTTCAATGATGTGCTAGACATGATTGCTAATTGGTTTCCATCACAATCAACTATGTACGTTGTAAAACAATTAGAAATGAAATTTGAGGAGGAACTGTAATGAGTGAAGAAATGTATAACTACTTTTTAAACTTCATGTACAAAGCTGGTGCATTACAAAAAGTAATTGAGGAGGAAGAGCGTGAGAAAGCAAAAAGTAAGTAATGAAGATAAAAGCATGTATATCGCTGGAACAATGTTCTTAACGTTAGCGACTGCGCTATTCATTACTGGAACGTTCATTCCTAAAGCGTTAGGAGTAGCATTGCTCTCAGCGTTAGTAACTTATGTATTTTTCGATCAATGTTACTACGTAAAAAAAGACTGATTGCTATCGGCAAATAGCAAACAGTCGGAGACTTTAAAAATTATATGTAATTAAAGTTTAAAACTAAATAAGGAGGTCGTCAAGTTGAAACAGCATAAATTTAAACGTATGGCTTACGACTTAATGGAATTAATAAAAACAGATAGATTTGAAGTCGACTATAAATACAACATGATTTGGCTTTCTCATTTTGATGATAGCTACGAAAAAGGAGTTAGAAATATTTTACTCGATAACAGAGTAGACAAAGATAGTGAAATGCTAACAAAATTTGAACTTGCTAAGAAAGTAATTAAAGGGGAGCGTATGATTAATGGCTAATTTATTCGACTTATCAACAGATTACCAACAACTTTATGATCTCATCGCTGAACAAGAAGATGAACAAATTTTAAAAGATACGTTAGCAAGTATTAACGATGCTATCGAAGATAAAGCAGATGGATATGTAGCAGTAATTAAAACGTTAGAAGGTGACAATAAAGCAATTGACGAAGAAATCAAACGTCTTCGACAACGTAAAACTTCTAACCAAAATGGTGTGAAACGATTAAAAGAAAGTTTACAGGAAGTCATGGAACAAACAGGTAAAGAGAAATTCAAAACTGCACTTAACTCATACAGCATTGCTAACAACCCACCTAGCTTAGATATTACAGATGAAAGTTTAATTCCTAAACAATACTACATTGAACAACAACCTAAGTTAGATAAAAAAGAGTTGTTGAAAGTTGTAAAAGACGGTTTGGAAATTAAAGGAGTAGAACTAAAACAAAGTAGAAGTTTGAGGGTGAGATAGATGAGTGAAGAAAAACAAGAACTCAATCTTTTCCAAAAAATAGTAGACGTTAAAAAGAATATCGAAGGCTTTACTAAAGACGCTAAAGGTTACAACTACGACTATGTAGAAGGCAGTCAAATACTTTACAAGATACGTCCGAAAATGGAAGAACATGGGTTGCTAATATACCCTTCTGTCACAGCATACGAAACTAAAGAAACGAAAAACAATAAAGGTAAAACTGAACATATCGTTTCAATGAATATGGATTATCACATTATCGATAGTAATACTAAAGAAGATTATACCATTCAATTTGCAGCATTCGGACAACAGCAAGATATCGCACAAGCCTATGGCACAGCGCTTACTTATGCTGAAAGATACTTCTTATTGAAACTATTAAATATTCCGACGGATGAAGATGATCCTGACGCTAAACAGAAAAAACAAGAATATAGTAAAGCTGACAAACATGATATCGAAGTATTATCTAACACGATAAAACAATTTGCAGAAGCGATGGGCGATACAGAAGAAGGCGTAAAAACACAATTAGGAATTATCGATTATAAAAAATTAAGCGTTGCTGATTGTATGAGACACCTACAAACAGTAGTCGGCTGGAAAAAAGAAAATGGAGTGAATTAATAATGATAAACAGAGTAGTTTTAGTAGGTAGATTAACAAAAGATCCGGAGTTCAGACAAACAGCAAGTGGAGTAAGTGTAACCACATTTACATTAGCAGTAAATAGAACATTCAAAAATAAAAATGGCGAAAGAGAAGCAGATTTCATAAATGTGGTTGTATTTAGACAACAAGCAGAAAACGTCAATAACTATCTTTCAAAAGGTAGTTTAGCTGGAGTAGATGGACGTATTCAATCACGAAGTTATGACAATAACGAAGGACGACGTGTTTTTGTGACGGAAGTTGTAGCAGATAATGTTCAATTCTTAGATAGTGGAAACAAAAATAACAATCAAAAAGGTAATTATCAACAGCAAAATAACAACTACCAACAAAATAGTAGCTATCAACCAAATAATAATTACCAACCACCTCAACAGAACAATAGCTATCAACCATCGCAGCAAAATCAAAATAGTTACCAACAACCACAACAACAGAACGCAAGTTACCAACCACCTCAACAGAACCAACAACAAAATCAACAACAAAATCCATTCGCTAACGCTAATGGTCCGATAGATATTCAAGATGAGGATTTACCTTTCTAGGACTGATATAAATGCCAATTATTAAAAATTACATTACTCAAGATGACGGTACAACTACCGTTGTCATTGAGGGTGTAGAACTAGATAACAAGACGTCACTTCTATTAGATAACGGCTTTGATGTAGAAGTCGATGTCATTCCAGTTGATCCATTCAGAATAACGAATAAGCAGCGTAAGAAGATATTCGCACTCGTCAAAGATATAGAAGTCCATACAGGTATGCCAATGGACTACATGCGCCATATGTTTATCGAATATGTAAGGACGTATTACGGATATGATGAACGCATTTCACTTAGTAACTGCACACGTACACAAGCCAGTCAGATTATCGAAGTAACAATCGATTGGGTATTCGCTAACGGAATAATACTCGCTTACAAAACAAGTGATTTGTTGAAAGGCGATAAGTCATTGCTTTATTGGGCAACAGTCAATCGCAACTGTGTTCTATGCGGTAAGAGTGGTGCTGACCTTGCACATCACTACGCAATAGGTCGTGGTGTTAACCGTAAGAAGATGCAGCATTACGATTATGAAGTATTAGCTTTATGCAGAGAACATCATTCCGAACAGCACAACATAGGCGTTAAGTCTTTCGATGAGAAATATATCTTACAGGATAGCTGGATCAAAGTAGATGAACGACTAAACAAAATGCTGAAAGGAGAGAAAATGAATGCGATCAGTAATGATAAGACTTGAAGATAGAATACAAATTTCCGAAAGAATTAGAGAAATCAGATTGAATGCTGAATTACTACAATATGAATTCGGTGAACGCTTAGGCGTAGATCGTGTGACTGTATGTCGCTGGGAAAATTGGGCGCAGTTACCACTAATGAAAATGATTAGAAAAATGGCAGAAGAATTCAACACTACACCTCAATGGATATTGTATGGAAGTGATGAGGTATGAGTGACAAAGTAAAAACTAGCATTACTGGTTACGGACTTGTATTTAAACGAGTAATGAAAGATAGAAATATCAGTATTGAAGCTAAGGCTTTATATAGTTACTTATCAGCTTATGCTGGTGCAGATGAAAGTGCATTTCCTAGTGTAGATTTAATCAAACATGAATTAGGTATCGGTAAACATCGATTTCTAAGAGCGAAAAATGAGTTGATTGATAACGGTTATTTAATGGTTGATAGAAAACAGACTAAGAATATTTACGGAAGTAACTTATATACATTGTTTCATAGTCCTCGACAGGTTGATGGTCGACCCGTCGATGACCGACCTGCCTATGACCGACCGGTCGACAGTCAACCCACTACAAATAACAGTATTACAAATAACAATATTACAAGTAACAGTAAGACAATTAATAATAGCGCAACTGACGTTACGCGTGAACGCTTCGAGGAATGGTGGAAACTTTACGATAAAAAGTTAGATAAGAAAAAAGCATTCAGTTTATTCAAATCAGCACTTAAAAAACATGAATTCGAAACCATCATGAACGGTACTAGAGAATATCTAAAAACTATTACCGATAAACAATATCAAAAATATCCTAAAACATTTTTATCTCAAGAAAGTTATTTAAATGACTTTAGCGAAGAACTACAACCTAGTGGCATGGATCAACTTAACAGAATGAAGTATGACGAAAGTTATTGGGACTAGGAGTGATAAGTAATGCAATCATTAGGAAGTTTAGCAAGAAATATCAAGCCTAATCGAAACATTGTAGAAGAAGAACATAACCTTAAATGTGAAAGATGTGGCAACATCTATGACTATTACAAGTTCAGTAACGGACAAGAGTTCAGACACGGTTGTGATTGCTCAATGATACAAGCAGGTAAAGAAGCTGAGCAACAGAGAAAGCAGAAGTATCTCAATCGTATCTTTAACCAATCTAATGTGAACGCATCTTTACGTGACGCAACAGTTAATAGTTATCAACCACAAAACGAACATCAAGTAAAAGCTAAAAATACAGCTATTGAGTATGTTAAAACATTCTCTCCAGATGAACCTAAGTCATTAATACTACAAGGCTCATATGGTACTGGAAAAAGCCACCTAGCGTATGCCATAGCGAAGGCAATTAAGCAACAAGGGTATTCGGTAGCATTCATGCACATTCCAATGTTAATGGAACGTATTAAAGCAACATACAATCGTAATGCTACTGAAACGACAGATGAGTTAGTTAAGTTACTAAGTAGCATAGATTTACTTGTACTTGATGATGTAGGTGTAGAAAATACTGAACACACATTAAACAAACTATTTTCAATTGTAGATAACAGAGTAGGTAAGAATAACATCTTTACTACTAACTTTAGTGACAAAGAATTAAATCAAAATATGAACTGGCAACGGATCAATTCACGTATGAAACAAAATGCAAGAACGGTTCGAGTGCTGGGAGATGATTTCAGAGGACGTGACGCATGGTGACGATAGATAACATTAAGCAAATACTTGAGTGTAACGATATATATGCTCAGAAAATGGTTGATTGGTCAAATGGTGATGAAGAAGCATTAATTTTCCTTATGAATTGTAAATTGGAAGAACGTCGAATTAGAGAGGCTGTGGTTGAATATGGGCATTAGAGAAAATCAACCTAATGCCTACGACTTATTTGAAAGTGACGGTTGGAAAATGTTGAGAGTGCTACCTAGAGACGATGGCACTTTCTACTTAACCAACTTAGGTGGAATGGCAGATAAATATTTTAAGCAGTATGTGACAAAAGAAGAATTAGCAGAGATGAAACGTAAGCATAAATTATTTAAGCGAGAAGAACTCAAACATCAAACAACGATAGACGATTTCTTGTTCTAGGAGTGACAACGTGAGTAAATATAATGCTAAGAAAATTCAATACAAAGGTGTCGTGTTCGATAGTAAAGTCGAATGCGACTACTACCAATATTTAGAACGTAACTTAGGTGATGGATATGATCGTATCGAGTTGCAACCTAAGTACGAATTACAACCTAAATTTGAAAATTTCAGACCTATTAACTATGTAGCAGATTTTGCTTTATGGAAAGATGGCAAGCTAATCGGAGTTATAGATGTAAAAGGTATGCCTACTCCAGAAGCAAAAATAAAAGCGAAGATATTTAGGTATCAAAACAGAGATATACCACTTACTTGGATATGCAAAGCACCTAAATATACAGGGCTTGAATGGATAACGTATGAAGAACTATTAAAAGTACGCAGAAAGCGTAAGAAGGAGAAGATGAAGAATGGCAAAGATTAAACGTAAAGTAGAAATGACATTATCAGAATTGATTGAGTGGGGATTTAAACAAAAGGAATTGCTGCCATTGTTTTATGGAAGTAAAGAAGAGTCATTTGTGCAATTTACACCTAATGGTTGTGTGAATATTACTGGAATAAAATCGACAGACACTTTCACAGTAGAAGTTGAAAAAGAAATTACAGAGGATACAAAAATTCCAGAAATGCTTGAGATATTTCAAGATAATGATGGAACGCAATGGTTCGGGAACTCTATTGAGCAAGTAAAAGATGACCTTAGTAGAGAATTCTGGTTGAAAGACGGAGATACAATGACACTCATCTGGAAAGATGGCGAATTGGTAGGTGATGAGTAATGGCGACAGTCAAAGCTGAAGTGTTAATCAGAGGCACGATTGAGTTACCAGCAACTAAAGAAACTGATGGAGAAATGGAATACACAATCGAGCAAGCTAAGAAAAGTCCAGAAGAAATTTTCGACGATATCGACATTAAAGATGTAGATTTTCGTTATGAGCATTGGAAGTGATCGTATGAAGAAGATAAAAACTTTAATTAAATCTAAAACTTTCAAACTTCTTTTAGAAAAACGCAATTTAAATTATACAGCTGTTGCTGAAAATATTCATGTTGATAGAACAGTTATTTCAAACTTAGCGAATAGAAAAAGATACGTTTCTGGTTACATGAGAGAGTTGCTGATTGATTATTTGAAAGTTGATTTTGATGACATATTTGAGATTGTCGAAATTGACTATGTTAATAACTTCAAACCCGTTCCAGAAGTTGAACTTAGCAAAGATGAAATTTACAAACTTCTCAAATCAGGATCTAAAGAAATCATGTTTAAGCAACAGAAAATCAAATTAAAAGTAGCTGAATAAACACATTTGGAGGAGTAACAAGTGATTAGTACAGAGAAAGTCGAAGAACGATTAAGCAATAAAGAACAGTATGGCAGATTATCAGAAAGAGAATACCGTCAGCTTATGTACATCAGAGCAGAACACGAAAGAACATTGAAACGTAAACGACGTGAACAACGTATCGCAAGAGCAAGACGTTCAGAAGAATTAGTTGCTAAGCACAGAGTAAGTGGCAAGTGGTTTGAGCATTTAGTAGAAGATAACACGTTTGTAAAAGTTAAAACTGATAAATATGGCAGAGTGCAAAGGGGATAGGCGAATGAAGAACTTAAGAATAATAGAACTTTATAAAGGTGACATCGTGCAATTCCAATGTGCTAATAAAAAGTTTAGTGCTTTTCAAACTGCAATTGTCAATCGTGTGTACGCAGAAGAAATACTGTTAAAAACGGTATGGAAAGCAGAAGTAGAAAATCAAGGTGGATATAAATTCACGCTTACTGACAATGACGACTTTATGAAAGTGAATGAGCCTTTCACACGTAAGGTGGATATGCAGGAAGAACAAGACGTAGTGAATAAACCGAAACATTACACTTACGGAGATATTGAAGTTATTGATTACATCGAACAAGTGACAAAGAACTACAAACCAGAATTAGCATTTGCGATTGGTAACGCAATTAAATATATTAGTCGTGCTAATCATAAGAACGGTAAAGAAGATTTAGATAAAGCACGTTGGTATTTAAATCGTGCATTTGAGAATTGGGAGGACTAACTATGGTGTATATGTACGAGCCATTCACTCACACAGTAACCAACACTGACTTATCTCATCTACACAACGTTACAGGTATTCCACACAACACACTATGGTATCAAAGTAAACATGGTATCTATAACGATAAACTAAAATGTTTCTTTTCAGATACGCTACCTAGATTTAAGAAGAAACAAGAGTTTAACGAGAAAGTTGTTGCAGATGATGAGATTTGGAAGTATAGCGAGAAGTATGATCTATATGTGAGTAACTTAGGAAGAATGAAAACGCCGAATGGCAAATATAAGTTCGGTAATGGTTGTAAAGGTGTAATCACAGTGATTTATAAAAACCAAAAATATCGTGCAGCTGATATTGTGTACGAAACATTTATCGGTGGTTTAAAGACAGGTTATCACGCCTATCCTAGAGATAGCAGATACAACAATCTTGTAGCAAATAACCTATTCCCTTCCACCATTGCTAAGTACAGATTATATCGTAGAAATACAGGGCGTTCCAAACCTCTTTACCTAGTGGATAGCAACAATGAGATTGTAGAGGAGTTCGCAAGTACGGTAGAGGCACAAAGTGTATTGTTCGTTGACCGACGACATATAGCAAGAAGATGCAACAGTAAATGTGTAAGTGACGGACTAATGTATGTGTGGGCTGATGAGTACGAGAAGGTGAACGCATGATATTATCCAACACAATTAACCAACGCTATCGCTATGCTACACAAGGCAAGACACCTACACAAATACAGCAGGAGTTACGTGAGTTAGGTGTCAAAGGCTTTGTGGTTAAGGTAGCAGAAAGTAGAGTGACGATGAAAGTTAGTGAGTATGACATAAAAAGGAACAGGGAGTGTTTACGATAGACATCAACAATCTCTATACCTACAAAGCAACATGCACCAATGTTGTGGACGGGGACACGATAGATATATTACTTGATTGTGGCTTTGATACCTACGCTAAACGTCGTGTGCGTTTGCTAGGTGTTGATACGCCAGAAAGAGGACAGGATAAGTTTAAAGAGGCAACAGCGTTCACTAGAGAATGTGTAGAACATAAAGACATCTACGTTCAGACGTACAAGAGTGATGTGTTCGGTAGGTATCTTGCAAATGTATGGTACGAGGACGGGACACGTAGTTTGAATGATGATCTAAGGGACGCTGGACTATTGAAAGAAAATTCTAAATGGAATGAGGGATAGGAATGGCAAAGGTTAATTTATCAATGGAAGAGTGGAATAAAGTTGTTAAAAGTTTAAACACTTTAATGGAAAAACTCTACGAGACGACAAAGAAATGTATTGATTATAAGAAACAACGTGATGAACTAATACAGGATATAGCTAAATTGCGCGAGAATAATGCGAAGTTAGAAAAGGTAGCGAACAGGTTTGACTTAGTAAAAGAAAATGTCGAAGAAGAACTAGATAATTACGGTGTACTTTATAAAGATACTAAAAATCCAAGCTATAGTTTGTTAAGTGGTGTTTATGAGGGTTTATTTAATTATATTGAAGAATTGGAGCGTGGTAGTGATGTGGAAGGTTAAAGAATTAAGAGATTTTGAGAATAACGACGATAAGTTAGCTACTGAAAAATTAGAAAGCTACTTATCCATATATCCAAACTTACATGTACTAGGTTATTCAGTTAACCATTTTGAGAACGCAAATAATAGAGAACGTTCATATATTTTAATCAAATATTAGGAGGAACAATAAATGACAATTTTACCAATTAAAAAACTAAGTGAGAAAGCAATTTTACCAACTAGAGCAAATCCGACAGATAGTGGATTAGATTTATATGTAGCAGAAGATACAACTATTCTAGCGCATAGTACAAAAGTAGTGCCAACACATATTGCGATTGATTTAGCGTATGGATATGAGGCGCAAGTGAGACCACGTTCAGGTAAATCAAAAGATACAAAATTACGTGTAGCGCTTGGAACAATTGATCACACATATAACAAAGAAATTGGAATTATCACAGATAATATCGGTGATGAGGCAATCGTAGTTAAAGCAGGCACACGCTTAGCGCAGTTGGTTGTTACACCAGTGATGTTACCAGAGCCAACGGAGGTACAAGAGTTTGATGAAGTGTCGGAAAGAGGAGCGTATGGAAGCACAGGAGAGTAAGGATATAGTAGCAGAGATTAAAAGAATACTTCGCAAAGAGTAAGGAGTAGATAAAGTGAGTAATTTTATCGGAAGTTTCAACATGCCTAAACAACAATTAAAAGAATTGTCTGATGCAAAATTGGCTATGCACTTTACGTATATGGAAGAACGATTTAAGCAACTGAATAAAATGAAGTTTGATTGTTTATTACCACTTGATAAAGATAGTTCAGAGGTATTAAAAATACCTCATAAAACGCAGAAAGAATTTAAAAATATATTCAGACAAGTTATGAAAGATAAAATCGGAGAGGCACATGCTGAATTTGTAAGACGTAATATCGGAACATACGAAACTAATGTAAAAGAGGTGCTGGGGAAGTGACACAATTCTTGGTTAGGGAATTTACAGATAGCACAGGTTATGTGCATGTAAATGTAGAAGAATCTAGAGAGAATGAACGTATGACGTTGGTAGAGGGTGAGGATAAGGAAGAAGCTAAAGAGAAACATAAGAAAATCACAGGATTAAGTGAATGTCCTAATTGCAAAATGTTAGGTGGAAATCTAATGGCCAAAGATTATAACAGTCCAATCGAATATATGAGATGTAATCATTGTGGGCATAACTATCATAGATTAGGAGGTAAGTATGATGTTTAAACGCATACTAAAAGATTTATTCTTAATCGCTATGTATGAGTTAGGGAAGTATCTCACTTCTCTACTCATCATTAAGCTAGAAAGTACAGACGATATTGATACTGCACCTAAGGACTTTGCTAGTGAGTGGGATCAATACGACTTGAACAGAATTAAAGCAGAGGTGAGTGAGTAGTGTTTGAAAGAATAAAAGAACCAACACTGTTTGCTAAACAAAAAGAAAAATGGGTTGTAGTTTTAGATGAACCTGAAAACAGAAAGTTATTTGAAGAAAAGTACTCGAACAATAATGACGAATGGGAAATTTACTATAAACCTCATGACAAGTTTTATAAAAGTTTAGAAATAGAAAAAGAGAAAGCAGAACAAGAAGTACAAGCAGCAAGGGAAAAAGAAATCAAAAATCCAAATATAAATGAAGATATTAAACGTATAAACAGTAAAGAAAGTTTGGTTGATTATTTACTAAAAGAATACTATCACAGTTCCGAAATAATTATAGATGAATTCTCAACTGACGCTGAAGTATCAGAAGCAAAACTCAATGCTAATTATAATGAGTTATTAAAACTTAAAGATAAATATATTGGAGGCTAAATACATGTTACCAATTACACAATCATTTGTATTAGAAACTAAAAGTGGTAGATATTTCCAAGATATCATTAACGTTTATGCAAACAACGACAACCTAATAGAAAAAGTAATGCAGACTACAAATAATATTATAGAAGCAGAAAGATACTATAATCGTGAAGAAGCTATTAAAGAAGCAATGAAATACGATTTTAAAGTTCTGGTACTTAATACTTACGTAGAGGAGTTGTAGCGTATGTGGATAGCATTAGCCATTATACTCTGTATACTTCTACTCATTGCAATAGGTAACAATACAGTGTTACGTCAGGAGTTAGACGCACAGAGATATACGAATGTGTACCTATTTACTAAGTACGTAAGAGATTGCGATATAGAAGATGTGGAGTTTGAAATACAAAGAGCAAAGAAACAGTTTAAGTAATGGAGGTAATGTAATGGATAATATATTTAATATGGACGGTAGTAAAAAAGAATGTATTAATATTCAAAACCAAATATATGAATTGAAATCAACTTTCCCTTTAATACTTGAAGTGGCCAGATTGAAATCCGAATATCAACGTGAGAGATTAACAAGTTTAAGACAACAAGGTTTTACAGAAGAGCAAGCATTAGAAATTATCAAAGTGGAACGCACACCTTTTGACCAACAATAAACAATGGAGGTAATCACTTGTACACACCAACGGAAGTGAAACAACTTATAATGGATTATCATTGGATGAGACGATTAATTGATCATCAAGTATATGAGTACGATAGTACATCAATCGGACAGTATGGTATTGAATCAGCTATGCCTAAAGCTAAAGGTGGTACAGGCGATAAGGTATTAGTAAGAGTGATACGCAATGATAAGGATAGACGTAAGACACAAGAGCTTATAGATAAGGTATCATTCATTGATGAGTATGAACATAAGATAACGAACGACAAGAACTATCACATACTCCAGCTACTCAAACAAGGCGAAAAGATAAATACTATTGCCATGTTAATGAGAGTAGATAGAAAAGAAATATATAGAAAGCTAGATGTCATTGTGAATATATATATGAAGTCTCAAACTTAACGGGACAAATGTCACATATGCCACACATGACACACTATTATAAATAGTTTATTTAATTATATATACTTGAGTTAACACGATATGAATACACAGGCACATCACATAGGTGGTGTGTCTTTTTGTTTGGAGTTAATGAAGATGAGTAAAGCATATGCAGACTATATTGAACAACGTACAAAGAATAAAGGTTTCTACTCTAATGCTAAGTGGCGTAAGACAAGACTAAAAGTATTAGCAAGAGATCACTTTGAATGTGTGATGTGTAATGCAGAAGGCAGATTGACGATTAATCAGAAACAATCACTAGAAGTTGACCATATCAAAGAGTTAGAAATAAGACCAGATTTAGCATATGAACTTTCTAATCTAAGAACACTATGTAAATTTCATCACAACAAACGTCACGGAAGATTTGAACATAATCCAAATAATCGAAAAAACAAATTCAATGACGAACAATGGTAAAAAATAAAATTGTATAAAAATATTAGTCAATCCAAAACTATAAAAGTGTAAAAAGTGTCAAACCCCCCACCTAAATAAATCGCGCCACAAAAGGCTTCGCGGAAACCGGCGCTTGGGTCAACTCCGCAGATTTATCTTTCAAAAAGACACGTAAGGGGGCTTGACAAATTAAAAAATAAATAAATAAAAAATTATGTAAAGGGGGGAGGGGGTTGAAAAAAGATAAATATCTTAAAGACAAATTAACTTCTAACCAAATTAAGCGAATCAATGCTTCTGAAGATTACTTATTGCAGCAGATAGATGCAGATAATGACATAGAAGTAGAAAAAGTAGAACGATATATTAACTTACTAAAGTTATTTTATGCTTTGGACATTTATATCGAACAATCTGGACCTATAACGGTAGTTAAAAATGCATCTCAAGAATATGTTAAACCTAATCCAGCTATCGCAGAAAAGAATAAAGTAAACGGATCATTACTCGCACTAGAGAAATCATTCCATTTAGAAAGAAAAGCCGAAGAAAGACGTAAGCAAGAACAAGCGAAAGGACCTGATTTAACATGAAGATACCTAAGTATGTTACATATTATATAGAAAAATACAAATCAGGCAACGTTATCTTTAACAAAGAGCGTGTTAGACTTGTATCTTTTTTAGAAGATAATATCTTGCAACGCGATGACCTTTATTTTGATGATCAAAAAATAGAAGATTATATCAAATTTAGTGAAAAATGGTTTTTTAAACTACAAGACTTCCAAAAATTTATTTCATGTTTTGTTTTCTTATACGAAAAAGATACTAAAACACCTTACTTTTCAGAATTTTTCATTTCAATGGCTCGTGGTGGCGGTAAGAATGGTTATATTAGTACGTTAGCAGCGTTCTTCATGACACCATTGCACGGTATTCCTAAATATAATATGTCAGTAGTAGCTAATAGCGAGAAACAAGCGCTAGTAAGCTTCAGAGAAATCTATGAAATGATAGAAAGTAACAACTTATATATTACAGGTGAACGACCTAATAACCCTTTTTATTTAAGTAAGGTTTACGTAGAAGGAACAAGCACTAAATCTCAATTTTTATTCGATACATCTAATGAGAAAACAAAAGATGGCGCTCGTGAAGGTTGCATTTTCTTTGATGAAGTACACGCTTATGAAAAAGATACAATTATTAACATCAAACGAAGTGGACTAGGTAAGGTTGCACATCCACGTACTTTCTACATCGGTACTGACGGATATGTAAGAGAAGGTTTCTTAGATAGATTAAAAGAAAGAGCAGACAACGTATTAAAAGGTATAAACCCTGAAGATAGATTATTCCCTTTCATCTGTAAAATTGATGATAAAGAAGAAATAGATAAACCAGATTTATGGGAAAAAGCAAATCCTATGTTCGAAAACCCAAAAAGTGAATATGGCGCTCAATTATTCAAAGAAGTTCATCAACAATATTTAGGACTTCAATTTAATCCATCTAATCGACCAGAATTTATGACTAAGCGAATGAATATGCCTGAAACAGATACGCAAAGTGTTGTAGCACCTTGGGATGATATTATGGCAACTAATCGACCTATACCTCCACTTGAAAATAATGAATGTATTGGTGGACTTGACTATGCAAGTTTAAAAGATTTTGCAGCAGTCGGTTTATTGTTTAGATCTGGTGATGATTATATTTGGAAAACTCACTCATTCGCTAGAAAAGAATTCCTTGATAAATACAAATTAAAACCACCTATTCATGAATGGGAGAAAAAAGGTTTGCTCACGATTGTAGATGAACCAACAATAAACCCTAAACATATTATTGATTGGTTTATCGAAGCACAGAAGAATTACGGATTACAAAAAGTTGTAGCAGATAACTTCCGAATGGACTTACTTAGACCTCTATTTGAAGATGCAGGCATCGAATATGAAGTGATAAAAAATACACGCGCTATTCAGTCCTTACTTGCACCAAGAGTTGAAGATATGTTCGCACAACATCATCTCATCTTTGGTGATAACCCTTTAATGCGTTGGTACACGCAAAATGTTGCCGTTAAGATACGTAAAGATGGCAACAAAGAGTATGAAAAGAAAGAACCGATAAGACGTAAAACTGACGGTTTCCAAGCTTTTATACATGCATTGTATAGAGCAGATGATTTAAAAGATTCTAATTTGGAAGAAGAAATCAATCTGTTAAGAAGCTTGAGATTTTAAAGGAAGGAGGAAGTAAGCTATGGGACTATTCGATAAGTTATTCCGAAAGAATAAAGAAATTTCATGGATGTATGACTTAGAACTTTTACAAGATACAAGTTCTAAAGCCTACATTAAAAGAATGGCTTTAAATGTGGTCGTTGAATATGTAGCAAGAACAATCGCTCAATCTGAATTTAGAGTAAAAGAAAACGATCATGTCACTAAAGATGATATATATTATCTATTGAACGTTCGACCTAATCCTAACCAAAACGCTACACAGTTTTGGCAGAAATTCATTTATAAACTTCTTGTTGATAATGAAGCATTAATCATTAAATCAGATGATGATTATTTGTATGTGGCAGATGATTTTGAACATGAAACAGAATTAGGACTATTACCACATCGTTTTAATTCGGTTATGGTGAATGATTATAAATATAATCGCTACTTTTCAATGGATGATGTGATTTATTTAGAATATGCCAATGAAAAACTAGATAAATTCTCATTAGGACTATTTGAAGATTATGGTGAAGTATTTGGCCGTATGTTAAATATGCAACTCAAGAAAAATCAAATACGAGGTATTTTGAATGTAGATACTACAACGTTGTCTACGGAAGCCATCCAAGATTATATTGATATGATATTTAACACTTTTGAGAAAAACCAAGTTGCAGTTGTACCTTTAACCAAAGGTTTAGAGTACGAAGAACATTCAACAAATAATTCTAGTGCGAAGGGTTCAGATTTCAAAGAATTAAGGCAAGCAATTGAAGATATTCTTATTTATATTGCACGTATCATAGGTGTAGCACCTTCTCTTATATTAGGAGAAAACGCAGACTTAGAAAAAGCGATTGAAGCAACTAATAAATTCTGTTTCAAACCGTTAACCAAGAAATTAGAGCGCGAGTTAAATGCTAAGCTATTCTTTAAAGATGAGTACTTAAAAGAAAATAAACGTATTGAAATTGTCGGTATAGATAAGAAAAACCCAATCGAATTAGCCGAAGCGATTGATAAGCTACGTTCTTCTGGTACTTATACTGGTAATCAAATTCGTGTCATGCTAGGAGATGAGCCAGGAGACGATGAACACCTAGACGAATACGTATTAACTAAAAACTACGAATCAGTTTCATCAACAGAAGGGGGTGAGACTAATAATGGGTAATCCGATTGTAAGAAATGTTACGCCAGTTTTTAGAAACGAAACTAAGAATAACAAACATATTTTAACGTTGTCAGGTACTATTGCTAACTTATCTTTTCTTGACGACACTATCAGCGCTAAAGCTGTAAAAGATTCGCTTGATAATGTTAAAGAAGATATTGTTATTCGTTTAAATTCTGGCGGTGGTGATGTGTTTGAAGGGATAGAAATTTATAATTACTTAAAGTCCTTATCCAATCACATCACAATTGAAGTCACTGCATTAGCTGCAAGTGCTGCATCATTAGTTGCAATGGCAGGAGATAAGATTATCATCCGAACAGGTGCAAATATGATGGTACACGAAGCTTCTACAATGGCTTTTGGTAATAAATCAGACATTCAGAAAACATTGAATGCTTTAACTGCAATTGATACATCTATTGTTGATATATATCACGATAGAACAGGTTTAGATCGTGATGAGATTGTTGATCTAATCACTAATGAAACGTGGTTAACTGCAGATGAAGCAATCAATAAAGGTTTTGCAGATGAGAAATCATCTCGTAAATCTGTTGAGAAGCAGAAAGAAGGTGTAAGTAATTTGAAAGATTCTAAGTATATCGCAAGACTTAAAGAGCAACAAAAAATTATCAATGCAATGATTGATGAAGCAGAAGAAGAAACATCTGATGAGCCTTCAAGTGATGATTCAAACGAACAACGCATTGCAGATTTAGAAAACAAAATTAAAAACATTGAATCACGCCTTGATAAATTAGAAAAAGATGACGAAGGCGAAAGTCAAAGCGGGGGTACTAATCCACCGCCAAAAAAAAATAAATTTTCGAGATTTGCATTTTAAGTAGCTATTAACAATTGATGTTAATGGCTATTTTTTATGCATAAATTTAAGGAGGAATATTATGGCTATTAAAGTCGGAGAAAAATTAAAGAACTATCAAGACCATAAAGCGCATTTTGCTGAATTAGTTCGCAATGGTGCAAGTGATGAAGAACAATCAAAAGCATTTGGAGAAATGTTTGATGCATTATCAAACGATTTGCAAGAAGAAATTTCAGCAGAAGTGAATAATCGTGTAGTAGATAACGGTATTTTAGCTAAACGTTCACAAGATCCATTAACTTCAGAAGAACGTAAATTCTTTAATGAAATCAATACAGAAGTAGGATATAAAGAAGAAAAATTATTACCTGAAACAGTCATTGAACGTGTGTTTGATGATTTGCAATCAGAACATCCATTACTTTCAAAAATCAACATTCAAAATGCAGGTTTAGTAACACGTATCATTAAAGCAGAACCAACAGGCCAAGCTGTTTGGGGGAAAATCTTTGGTGAAATCAAAGGCCAATTAGATGCTGCATTTGATGAAGAAGAATTCAAACAATCTAAATTAACTTGTTTCGTAGTTATTCCAGATGACTTAAAAATGTTTGGACCTAACTGGGTAGAACGTTTTGTTCGTACTCAAATTGAAGAAGCTATTTCAGTTGCTTTAGAAGCTGCATTCATAACTGGTGAAGGCGCATCTAAAGACCAACCAGTTGGATTAATGAAAGATATCCAAGAAAATGGCGGTGTCGTTGATAAAACAACATCTGGAACTTTAACTTTTGCAGATGCAGATACAACTGTAAATGAATTAAAAGACGTATTAAAAGGCTTATCTGTTAAAGAAAACGGTAAAGAAGTAAACATTGACGGTAAAGTTGTATTAGTAGTTAACCCACAAGATTCATGGGATGTACAAGCGCGTTACACTTACTTAACTGCTAATGGTGGTTTTGTAACTGTATTACCTTATAACGTACAAATCGTATCATCTGAATTTGTTCCAACAAATAAATTAGTTGCTTTTGTAACTGATCGTTATGATGCAGTACGTGGTGGCGGATTAACAGTTAAAAAATTCAACGAAACATTAGCTTTAGAAGATTGTATTTTATACACAGCTAAAACATTCGCTTATGGTCAACCAGCCGATAACAATGCCTCACGCGTATATGACTTAGAATTATCTACTGCAGTTCGTACTTCAACTCCTGCAGGTGGAACAACAGATAGTACTGCACAAGCCTAAGAAAGTAGTTGATACTAATGCCAAGCGTTAAGATATCAGATGAAATTTTAGATGAATTTAAAGAATACACTAAGATTTCTCATGATACAGAAGATGAACATTTACTGCGTGTTTTAAATATGTCTTACGAGAATTTAGAAACACGTTTTGGCGTATTTGATATTAATAGTAATCTAAACGGTAAAAACTTAGTTTTTGCACGCGCTCGATATGATTATGAAGATTTATTAGAGTTCTTTAACGATAATTATCAAGATGATTTGTTACACTTTGGCTTTTTGACATTAAGAGAGCGTGATGTAGATGAAAAGTAAATTTAAAAAACCATTCATTACAACTAAAAAGTTAAATACGCGTGTTCATTTTTATGAGTATCAAGAGAATGAAGGGCCAGAAGCAGGTGTAAAACGTAAAAGAGTTTTATATCATTGTTGGGCATACGTTCCACAGTGGAAAATGACTGAATTACAACAAGCAATTGCAAATGGTACAGAACATGATGTGAAGATATTTATACGTGAAACACATGGGCAATATGTACCAAACGAAAAACATTACGTTGCAATAGATTCGCCATATATTCATCAAGATTTGAATATTAAATTAGTACAACCTGATGTAGAGAACGAACAATTTTTAATGTTAACTGCAGGGGTGGTATCTAATGGCGAGTAATAATTTTAGTGGTATTCGTGCAGATGGATTAAAACAACTTCAAAAAGATTTGGAGAATAGATTTAGTCGTCAAAGAATGAACAAAATCATAGATAAGGCGTTGATTAAGGCAGGAAATATTGTTTTAGACGCTATCAAAAGTAATATTCGTTACTTTAGAGATACTGGCGCAGAGTATGAAGAGGCTAAGCTATCAGCGCCTTATTGGGATAAAGGCGTTCGTTCTGTTCGAATATATTGGGAAGGGCCACATCATAGATATTCTATTGTTCATTTAAACGAGAAAGGCTTTCACGCTAGAAATGGTAAGTTTATTCGACCTAAAGGTTTTGGAGTGATAGATAAAGCATTGCGTACAGCTGAGAAAGAGTTTTATAAAACGGTGCAGGAAGAAGTGGAGAAGTTACTATGATTGATATATTAAATAAAATATACAGCGTCCTAAAAGATGACGAAAAACTAATGAAAATACTAGATATCAAGAATGTAAAGTTCAATGACTATCCTGACGTTAAAGACATCACAAAGCCTTATGTCGTATTAGATGACTTTGATGATCCTATTCCCGAAGTACATTATGACGGAGAACGTGCAGCGTATAGTTATATTGTTCAAATAGATGTATTTGTGAAAGCTAATGCAGATTACAATGCACGATTAAGAAGAAACGAAATATCACAACGTATTAGTGATTTGCTCTGGAAAGAATTGAAAGCAGGGCAAGTAAGTAATTTAGGAAATGAATATAACAAAGAATTTGCTTTGTATCGCTCAACAAGACGATATGAAGCAATTTTTTATGAGGAGGAAAATTAAATGGTTAAATATGCTAAAACACCAAAATCATTTATCAACATTAAAGATTTAGGTTTCGCTTTATTGGAAACAGATGAATTAGACGGTACTATCAAATATTCAAATGTAACACAAACTCGTGGTTTACAAGAAATTTCAGTAGAAACTGGTGGAGAAATTGTTAATGCTTACGCTGACGGTTCAATTATTGAATCAGGTAATACAGACGGTGAAGGTAAAATTTCTATGACAATGCATGCTTTCCCTCAAGAAATTCGTGAATTAATTTTCAATGAATTTTACGATGAAAATGGAGTGTACGCAGAAAAACGTGGTAAGCAAAACAACTATGTAGCAGTATGGTTTAAACGTGAACGTCGCGATGGTTCTTATCAACAAGTCGGTTTAACTAAAGTTATGTTTGCTGATCCAAACTTAGAAGGTCAAACAGCTGAAGAGAATTGGGAATTCAGTTCAGAAGAATCAGAAGGTACTGCAATGCACCGTGTAGCTGACGGTAAACGTAAAATCTTATTCGATAGTTCTCGTGAAGGTGCAAATGTCGATTCATTCTTCAAGGAATTATTAAATGGTGCTTATGACAGTAAAACAGAAGTAGACACTGCTTCTGCATAAGGAGTGTTAATTCATGGTTCAATACAAAGTACTTAAAGACGCAAATGACTTAAAAACAGGTAAAGAATATCACAAAGATGAGGTTGTGGAAGAAAAAATAAAAGTAGTCGACGACTTTGAAAAACGTTTAAAGAAAAAAGGTTATGAATTACCTTTCTTTGAAAGAGTAGAAGAAAAATAAATTATCTTTAGGACTGCATTTAGCAGTCCTTTTATTTCGAAATAAAAAGGAGATATTAAGACATGTCAAACAAATTAAAACGTAACTACATTCGTTTAGTAGAAAACCCAGAAGCAGAAGAAATTAAATTAGAAACATACTTAACACCACATTTTATTCCGTTAGATGTTTTATATGAATCAGTGGATATCATGGCTGAATTAGAGAAAGCAGAAAATGGAGAAGTTGAATTATCATTCAAAGAACAATTAGATAAATTAATTGATGTAGTAGTTAAAATTTATGGTAAGCAATTCACTGCTAAAGATATTAGAAATCGTCTACATGCGCCTGATGCACTTGAAACATTACAAAAACAAGTACAATTCATTGCTAATGGCCAACAAGACGAGGAAACAAAAAAGTTTATTCAGAGCATCAGCTAAACAAATTTAAAAAAGAAGATTTAACTTACAATGGCATGTTGAAGAATTTGGACAAAGTCGTAAAAGATATGGTGGAAAATGGTACACCAGCAAACCAAGTTCTTGAAATGCCATTTTATTATATACTTCAAATTTTAGATGAACGTCATCTAAATACTGTTGATACTGATGAAAAAGCCGATGCGCTATTCTCTGCATTGTAGCCTTAGTCGTTGGTACTAAGGCTATTTTTTTATATTTAAATAAGGAAGGAGGGACAGTAAGTGGCTGAATCAAGATTTAAAGGTTTATCAATATTAATGAATATGCGTGATGTTGGTATTGAACGTACAATGAAACAAATACGAGCGCAATTCAAAACGTTAGATTCAGAAATGCGTAGATCTAACGCTAATTTCAAACACTCAGAGAAAAACATGCAGTCTTATGCAACAAGAACGAAAGAATTAACTAAAGCGATTGATGTAACTGAAAATTCTATGAAAGATATTTCTAACCAGTTAAAGAAAATGACTTTAGAAGAACAACGTTCTAGTGTTGAAGCCGAAAAGTTACGTCAAGAATATAGTAAGCAACATAGAGCATTACAAATGTATCAACGACAATTGAATTCGACCGAACAAGAGATGAAACAATTCGGTACAACGACTAAACAAACAATTTTCTCAATGAAAAAGATTAACGATGTTCTAGGTACAATGAAACGTCAACTTAACATTGCAAATATGGCATTTCAAAGTACAGAAAAGTCTACAAGCAGTTATAAGAATTATTTAAATCAATTAAACACAGTTATTCAAAAACATCAAAATACAATTAGAGTATTAGAAGGTCGTTATCAGAAAGTAGCAAGAGAACAAGGTGTTATGAGTAAAGAAGCATTAGAATTGAAAGAGAAAATCTTACAAGAGAAAGCAACTTTAGGACAACTAGACAATCAATATAAGAAAACGACTATGGAAGCTAAAAGATTTGCATTCGAACAAAAAACTTTAACTGCTTCAATGTCTGAAATTCGTCAAAAGATGTCGCAAGTAGCACAATCTTTAACAATTAGTGCTAATAAATTTAAGATGAGCGGGAAAACTGCACAAGCTTATAAAGCACGTATTTCTGAATTAAACAATGGAATGAAACAACAGCAACTTATTGTTCAAAATTTATCTAGACAGTATGACTTTGCTAAAAAACAATACGGTGCTACTAGTCAAGAAGCACAACAACTTAATGTAAAATTATCTGAAGAACGTTTGAAGTTAAAAGAGTTAAATACTCAATTAAATCAAACAACACAAGCGCATAATCGTCTGGAAATGGAACAAAAGCAAGGCATTTCTTCTATGGCTCAAATTAGAGCAAAGATGTCACAGTTTAACGATACGTTATCTCTATCAAGAAGCAATCTTGCTCGTGCAGGAGAAAGTGTAAAAGCTTATGGTAATCATTTAAACACTCTTAAAACTAATATGTCAGAGCAACGTGTAGTGTTAAGAGAATTAATTGCACAATACAATCATGTAGCCACTGCACAAGGACGCGACAGTCAAGAAGCTAGAGAATTATCTAGTGCTATCACTCAACAAAAAATTAAAATGAATGAACTTGAGAGCGAACTAGATCAAACTACGCAAAGTTATAAACGATTAGAAACAGAACAACGCAACGCAGAACGTTTATCTTCAACTGGCTTTGGCAGAAGTATTCAAAGTGTCAATAAATATAAAGATTCAATTAGAAATGTAGGCTCTACTATGAGAAGTGTAGGATCTACTTCAATGCTTTATATGACTATGCCAGCAGTTGCAGGCATGGGGACAGCTATCAAATCTTCTATTGATTGGGAACAAGCTTTAGCAGGTGTTGCTAAAACAACTAATATGAGTGGTAGCGAATTAAATAAAATGGGTAATGAGATTACTAAAATGAGTAATACAATGCCATTCGCTGCAACAGAAATAGCAGGAGTAGCAGAAGCTGCAGGGCAACTAGGTATCAAGAAACAGGATATCACATCATTCACTAAAACAATGATGAATTTAGGTGTAGCTACAAACCTTACTGCTGATGAAGCTGCAACAGAATTTGCAAGATTTGCTAATGCTGCAAACATGCCAATCAAAGATGTAGATAGATTAGGTTCAACAGTTGTTGCTTTAGGTAACAGTACAGCCACAACTGAAAAAGAAATTGTTGAAATGGCACAACGTTTAGCTGGTGCAGGCGCACAAGCAGGTTTTAGTTCTGATGAAATTATGTCAGTCAGTGCAGCGATGTCATCAGTAGGAATTGAGGCAGAAGCCGGTGAACAATACCGCCGGACTACAAAGAAATTTGTAGCTTAAAAATGGGCAAAATCGGTAAAAGCTAAAGGTAATTTGGTAATATATTTTTATTATACCTATTATCCAAGTCAATACCGAGGTAAGTTAGAAATTAAAGATTTTTAACAACCGTAACGCATAGAGTGTGAAACTAATAATAGAATATAACCACTCCACGAGTGTCCATCTCCTAACATTTAGTTGAGGATGAAAATGTATGCTGAACTTATAGGAAACTATAAGAACTAAAGGATAAAAAGCCTTTAGGATAACAAATGGGTACTGCCATGACACAGATTTGGAATAAGATGACAAAAGCTGTTGCCGAAGGTGGCGACACTTTAGATAACTTCGCTAAAACTGCAGGCGTTAGTGGTAAAGAATTTGCACAAATTTGGGAGAATAATCCTAGTAAAGCTTTATCAATGTTCGTTAAAGGTTTAGGCGACACTGAAGGCGGCGCAAAAGGTGTATTAAAAGCCTTAGATGATGTAGGGATCAAAGGAATAAGAGAAGCCGACACAATTAGACGTATGGCTAACAATCATCAAGTTCTAGACAAAGCGCTAAAAACAGGTTCAGAAGGTTGGAAAGAAAATAGTGCTTTGACTGATGAAGCTAATATCCGTTATGAAACAATGGGTAGTAAGTTGAAAATGTTAAAAAACACTTTCATCAACTTTGCTAGAACAATTGGAGATGCAGTTGCACCTATCGTTTCATTCTTAGCAGATAAGTTGACTGGCCTATTCGAACATTTACAAGGAACAAGTAATGCTACCAAGATAGCAATCGCAGCATTTACTTTATTAGGCGTTGCTATACCTCCACTTATTGTTGCAACTGGTGTGTTAGCACATAGTATCGTAGGTATTTCAGAAGCTATGACCTTACTTAATGCTACTAAAGGTGGCGCTAAGTTCTTTAGCTTATTTAATGGTGGTATTAAAGGTCTTTTACCTAATATAGGGCAGTTATTAACTAAAATACCTCTACTTGGAAGCGCTTTTACTTTATTAACTGGTCCAGTAGGAATAGTCATAGGAGTAATTGCTGCTTTAACTGCAGGAATCGTTTATCTGTGGAAAACAAATGATTCATTTCGCAATTTTGTTATAAATGCTTGGAATTCAATAAAGGATAGTGCAATAGCAGTATTCGGTTTTATCAAACCATATATTATTAATATTTGGGATGGAATAAAAAATTCATCAATTGCGATTTGGAACGCTTTAAAAACTGCTGCAAAAGTAACGTGGAACGCTATTAAGTTTGCTGTTCAGCATCCTATTCAAACGTTAAAAAATATTATTTCAGGTATTTGGAACTTCATTAAAGCAAATAGTTTAAACACTTGGAATTTAATTAAAACTGGCATTCTTAACATTGCTAAAAGTTTAGTTAGCTTAGTACGAGCTAGTTTTAATGGTTTGAAAGCATTCTTCACTATGCTATGGAACTTCATTAAAAATAATTCAATTAGAGCATGGTTAGCTATTAAAAATAGTGTACTTGCGATCATCCGCAATTTTGTTACATTATCTAAACATAATTTTGCAATTCTAAAAGGTTTCCTATCTGCATTGTGGACAAGTATCAAAAATACTGCTATTAAATTATGGACTGCCTTAAAAATTGGAGTGCTAGCCATTATTCGAACATTGGTCAGCACAGCTAGAAACATCCTTAATACATTGAAAAACTTCATTACTCGTCTATGGCAAAGTATTAAAGCAATATCTATCAGAATATGGACTGCCATTAAAAACGGTGTCATTAACGCTATTAAAGGTATGTACAACGGTGTTCGAAAAATATTAGCTAACTTAAAAGCATTTATTACAAGAACGTGGACTGCTATTAAAAATACAACGATAAAATTAGCTAAAGCTTTAAGCAACGGCGTTAAAAATATATTTAATAGTTTGTCTAAAGTAACACGTAGTATCTTTAATAAACTAAAAAACTTCATGTCTAATGTATGGCGTAGTATTAAGAACACTACTGTTAAATCCGCTAAAAGTCTTTGGTCAGGCGTTAAAAGCGTTTGGAATGCTTTATCAAGAGGCACTCGAAGTATTTTCAATAAAGTTAAGAACTTTATGAATAATGTGTGGCGTAACATTAAAAATACAACTGTTCGCTATGTTAAATCATTATGGACAGGTGTTCGTAATACATTCAACAACCTTTATAGAGGTACTCGTAATATCTTTAATCGTGTCAAAAACTTTATGTCTAATACTTGGCGTAGTATCAAGAATACTACAGTTAATATGGCTAAAGGTTTATGGAATAGTGTCCGTAACGTGTTTAACAATATGTCTAACGGGCTTAAAAATATTATTGGAAAAATCAAAGGCCATATAACTGGAATGGTAAGCGCAGTCAAGAAAAGTTTAAACTCATTGATTGGTGCTGTAAACTGGGTAGGCGGTAAATTAGGCGTAGATAGTAAAATACCTAAACTTTCTACAGGTACAGAAAGTACACATACACAAAGTTTTATAACTAACGGTGCAATCAATAGACCTACGTTAGCCACAGTTAATGATAAAGGTAAGGGCAATGGTAAAGGTAGAAATGGTCATCAAGAGTTAATTCAACGTAAAAATGGCTCTCTCTTTGCGCCAAAAGGTAGAGATGTTGTAGTTCCATTAAGCAAAGGCGATAAGGTTATCAATGGTAAAACTACTCAAAAACTTCAAAATCAAGGCTTTATTCCTAAATTCTCCGTAGGTACAAGTGGAGACGATGTTAGAAAACGCATGCTTAAAGATGCTAAAAAACACAAAAAACATAATCATCCTACATTTGATGCTGGAGAAATGATGGCTGGTGCAGGTGGAGCTGGTGGCGCATTTAAAGAAGCGTGGAAGTATGTTACTGATAAAACCAAAAATATTGGTAAAGGTACTAAGAAAACAGCGAAATCATTGTCAGATGGCGCTAAAAAAATGATTAATACTTCTAAAGATGCTTTAGGCGCTGCAGGAACATGGGCCAAAGAAAAAGCAGGAGACTTACTTGATTACGTTGGTAAACCTGGAAAACTTGTTGACAAAGTTCTAAAAGAGTTCGGCGTTGACTTTAGCATGGTTAATGGTGAAATTCCTAAAATGCTTTGGGATGCAATGTGGAAACGTCTTAAAGAAGGTGTGAAATCTTTATTTAGTGGTTGGTTAGATGATGCATCAGAAGGAGATGGTGATGGTAGATATATTAAATATCTTAATAACATCACTACTCGATATAGTCCTAATGGTCCACCACCTGGTTATCCGTTTAACTGGGCGCATCCTGGTATTGACTTACCTTATATTTACGAAAAAGTACAAACGCCTTTAGAAGGTAAAGTTGAAACAAGAAATACAGCTTCTGGTTTTGGTCATCACATCATCGTAAGAGCGAAACCTTATGATGCTTACTTCGGACACCTTAGTAAGTGGCTTGTTAAAAACGGACAGCACGTTAAACCAGGTGACACTATTGGTATTTCCGGTAATACAGGTTCAAGTAGTGGGCCTCACTTACACTATGAAATGAATAAACACGGTTTCGGCTCAATGACAGGACATTCTATTGATCCGGTTAAATGGTTGAAATCACACAATGGTAGTAAAGGTGGAGGTTCAAAAGCAGCAAACGCTTGGAAACCAGAAATCAAACAAGCGTTAAAAGCTAATGGTTTACCAACTACACCAGCATATGTGAACGCTTGGATAAGACAAATACAAACAGAAAGTGGCGGTAATGCAGGGGCTGTTCAAGGAAATATTGGTGACATAAACAATAGGACTGGAAATCTTGCAAGAGGTTTACTGCAAGTGATACCACCAACATTTGCTGCAAATAAATTACCAGGTCACGGTAATATTATGAATGGTTTAGATAATGCTATGGCAGCAATTAATTACGCCAAAAAACGTTATGGTAGAACTGGAATGTTAAAAGTTATCGGCCATGGTCATGGTTATGCCACAGGTGGCTTAATCAAATCTGCTGGCTGGTACAACATAGCAGAAGGTGGTTATCCAGAATGGGTAATTCCAACTGATCCAGCTAAACGTAATGATGCTATGAAAATGCTAGCACTTGCAGCACAAGACATTGATAAAAGAAGTAGTGCAAGAGGTAATAAACGACCTAATTCATTGCCTAATCCAAATGGAAGTAATGACAATGATGTGTTGTTGCAAATGCTACAAGCGCAACAACAACAAATCGCTTTATTAACTCAAATTGTAACAAGTAATCAAACGATTGCAGATAAAAACTTTGAACCAACGATTGATAAATATACACATGAACAACAAGTTTTCAATTCTATTGATAAATACAATAGGCAAAAACAAAGAAAATCGAGATTTAGACCGGGGGAGGTAACATAATTGATTGATACTATAAAAGTAAATAACAAGACACTTCCGTGGTTAGTAGTTGAAAGAGGGTTTAAAATACCCTCTTTTAATTTTGGTATTGAAACTGAAGAAGTATTAGGTAGAAGTGGAAGTGTAGTTAAACAAAGACAACTTAAAGAATATAAATTCGAACTTCCATTAATTATTAGAAACGATTATCTTTCATCAGGTGGCGTGAAAACGCATGATGAAGTATTAAATGATTTAGTTAAGCTGTTTGATTATGACCATGCTGTACCTTTACAGTTTAAATCACAAGATTGGTACTGGAACGCTTACTTTGAAGGACCAATTGAGTTAGATAAATACAGTGAAACGTTTTGGCAATTCAGTATTAATGTAGTTTTAGCTGATCCATACAAATACGCAGTCGAAGGTACTAAAAACACAGCTATTTCTGACCAAGTTTCTGTTGTAAGTACAGGAACAGCCGATAGTCCTATCATTGTGCAAGCAACAGCATTAAAGAATGCGAGTTACTTCTCTATCACTAAGAATAATGAAGATTATTTTATGATAGGTGATGATGATTTAGATAAAAAGGTTGAAGATTATACACCGACTTTATTTAATGATGAGATGCGTTCTTTCTTCGGATGGACTAAAGTCACTAACGGTACTATTAACGACAACGTTACTGGTGGAACAGTTGGTGGTGCTATGGCAATGAGTTCTTCAAAAGACGCTTTTATGCTTGATGAAAGTAGCATTACAGGTACAAGTGGATGGAATGGTGCAGAATATAAGCATTCATTCGGTAAAAGTACTCAAGATTTTAGTTCGACAGTTAAAATACATGTTAATCAAGGTAAAAAAGGTGCAACACATGCGACGCAGTATATATATGACACAGATAACCGTGTGATTGCTTCTATTGGTTATAGCAACCCTAGAGCAACACAAAACATCGGAACAATCTATGTAACATTATTCGACCAAAACGGTAATCAAAAGAAGATATACAGTTATACAAACGCACCTAAGTTTTACACATGGAAACATATAGTAATTTATATGCGTCTAAAACGTATTGGAGATAAGTTTTATATAAAAACATGGAAATATGATGAAGTGGACTATCCTAAACGAATTACACCAGTAGATGTGACTGAAAAAGTATTTGTGGATGCAGGAAACTTCTATCAACGACCTATATCGGCAGTGAGTATCTACATTGCTAAAAATGGTAGTAACTATCATATGCCAACAACGATATTAGGTAGTTATAATCATGAGATTTTACCTAAACCACCTAAAGCAAGAGATTTAATCATTAAAAAAGGCGATTTAATCAATATTAATATGGCAGAAAAGACAGTAACGATTAATGAAGAACCTGCACTCGATTTAAAAACGTTTGGTAGTGACTTCTTCAATATAAATAAAGGGATGAATGAATGTATTATTTATCCCGAAAACACATACGACACGACAGTATATTGGCAAGATAGATATTTATAGATTGGAGGTGGAAAAGTGAAGAATGTAGGAATACATGTACTTGATTTTAATGACAACATCATTGATTTCATTAGTCAAAGTGATGGTGCATTGATTAATGCTGAAATGAGTATGAATGTAGAAGAAAAAACAGAAACTTTTGATTTTACGATTGAAAATACTCGAGCAGAGAAATTAAGAGAACGTAATCGAATTATCGCTCAAGATAATAATGGTACGTTTAGAGAGTTTGTTATCATCCACATCACAGATAATTTTGATGGTACAACTGAAATCGAATGTAACGCTAGTTACTTAGAAGATTTGAAAACAGCAAAGCCTATTAAGCCTGGTAAGTTTGAAGCACATACAACAACACAAGCGTTACTTAAAACACTTGCTGATACAGGTTGGGAAGTATCTGATGATACAGAATATGGTGGTAATAGAACAACATCATGGACTTCTCATACTAACCCATTTGATTTAATTTACATGCTTTGTACTACTTATAGCATGGTGCCTGAGTTTTATATTGAGTTAAGCGCTCATTCAGTCGAACATCGTTATGTATCAATTGCTAAACCTAAAAACTTATTCAAAGGTAAGGAAATTACTAAAGGTAAAGATTTAACAGGTATGACAAGAACGATTGATCTATCTGAAGTGAAAACTGCTTTACTTGCAGTTGGTCCTGAAAAAGAAGATGGCTCAAGGATTGAAACTGTTGTAGTAGATGATGAAGCGCAAGAAATTTTCGGACTACCTAACCGTTATATTTGGGATGTATATGAGCCTGAAAGTAACGATGAGAATATGACACTCAAACGTTTAACCACACTTGCTAAAACAGAACTAAACAAACGTAATCAAGCAGCGATAAGTTATGAAGTATCTTCAACTGATATTCATAAATATTATAACAATGTAACAGTGCATCTAAGAGATATTGTAAGAGTGAAAGATAGAGATTTCAGACCACCTTTATATATAGAGGCTGAAGTTATAGGTATTAAGTACAACTGGTTAGCAGATGAAAGTGAATTTACCTTTGGCAATGTTATTGAATACGAAGAAACTAAACTAAGAGAATTCTTTACTAGAAAACTTGATGAAATTACTAAAAAACTTAACGACAATATTTCGAATGTAAACACAATCGTGAGTGACGTTGTAGCTGGAGAGTTAGAATATTACGAACGTAAGATATTTAAAGGTGCAGAGCCACCAGAAAACCCACAAAACGATACATTATGGTACGATACGTCAAATCCTAACGTTGCAGTATTACGCAGATATTGGGACGGTGAATGGATCACTCAAACTGCTGATGATGTAGAAAAAATCGGTGGACTTAGACGTGAACAAGTGATGTATCGAGATTTAAATAATAGTTTCATCAATTTAACTATTCAACATAGTCGATTACAAAATGATGTATATGATGTATTAAACAGTGAGTATCTTGTCGATGATGATTTAAAAGCAAACTTAAATCAAGCGTTATCAGATGTAGATAGTGTATATCAAGAGATTAAAACTAATTTAGATAGTATGGATGAAGATACAGCTACAATAGGAAAATTAGTTGATACACAAACGTTATTTACAGTGTATCGAGAAAAGTTACAAACATTATATAAATACGTTACTGACGCTAAAATCTCTATTGATAACCGTTTAAAACTACTTCAATCACAATATACTGATGAGAAATTTAATGACGCTATGGATAAAATAGCACAAACGTTACCTAATGGTCGTTGGGATAGTCAAAATCAACAGTTATATGCTGATATCCCTAATCGTAATGAAGTAGAAAATCTTAAAACTACATTACAAGAATATACAGACGGTCAAATAAGCAATTTAAACAACATTTTAGGTAAAGAAATTGATAGTAAGATAAATACTACTAAATCTGAAATAAGCGCGAGTATTAGTAGTGTTGAACGTAAAATAGACGGTATTGAAGTTGGTGGAAGAAACTTAATCAGAAATAGTGAAAAAATTACCGATTACATTATACTTGCTAGTGTTGAAAAAGCTGGTACTTATTCATTAGGTTTTGAACCACATTTTACAGAAAATATTCCAAGTGAATTTGGCGTATATTACGGTGGAAATATAGATGCCTTAGCGAATGACAAACCACGAATTACACATACATTCGAAGTGGGCGAAGATAGAATAGGTAAGGACATAAAGTTATTCTTCGGCGGTAATGCCATGACACATAAAGCCTACATAAATAATGGTTATGTAGGCAAAGTTAAATTGGAATATGGCAATGTTGCTACTGATTGGACACCAGCACCAGAAGATATAAAAGATGAAATTTTAAGTTCTAAAAAAGAAGCAGAAGAAGCAGCAAATCAAAATGTAATTAATAAATTAAAGCCAATAACAACACGCGTAACAACTAATGAAACTAACATTTCTGAATTAGATAATCAAATCAGCTTAATGGCTAAAAGTGATGATGTAGCGCAAAAATTAAGAGATGTTGACGGACGACTTACACCACTAGAAACGACAGTTAAAAGTAATAAAGCAACGCTTGATATTTTACCTACGCAAATTGAAAGTAAAGTATCAAAACAAGACTATACAACCGATCAAAACAATATAGTCCAAAGATTAGATAACGCTGATAGTGAAAGAAAACAACTTTCAAATGAAATCACTGATAAAGTTACTTTAACTCAATTTGAGAGTGGTATTTCTGACGCTAAAAATTACACAGACGATTATAAACAATCTAATGATATAGCCATGACTAAACTAGAAACATCAATCACTCAAAATGGCGATAAAATAGCGTTAAAAGTTGATGAACAAAAGTTCAATGCTAGTCGTAAAACATTATCTCAAGTGATTTCAGAAATATCAGCTACAACTAAAGGGATAAATTTAAGTTACGATGAAAACGGTAATATTCAATCTTACACAATGGATAAAAACGGTATTCAACTTAGAGGCGATAAGGTAGATATTACAGTCAATAAAGACTTCAACGTTATAGCAAGTAGAGTTTACGATAAGGTCGGTAAGAATGAAATTATCAACCGTTTGAATTTAAGTCCCGAAGGCTTAGATATTGATGTTAATAACATTGGTATTCGTGGTGGGGATAGTGTTGATTATTTAGATATTAGAAACAATTCCATCCTTTCTTATGGTTCTTTCACACGTACTTGGGCAAACGAAACTGATACAGCTAATTTAAGATTAGGTATTCAAGGTGGTACTGTAAAAGTACAAAACAGAACGACTGGTTATAACTTATATTTAACCGAAAAAGGTTTATCAACAATGCTTGCTGGTGCAGGGGACGAAACAGCAGGTACATTAGAATTTCATTCTACAAAATATAACGATACCTCTCGTGGTGTACGACTTCACTCAACCTATGGTGCAGTAGCATTAGAAAGTGATTACAGTCGTATTATTTTAAATGCGAACTTAACTGTAAATATTGAAAGTAACTACGGTATTTATTTCAGACCTTATCGTGATAACCGAACTGGAAACAATGAATTTGCTATGTATGTAAAACAAAATGATAGTGGCGCATACACAGACGGTGTTCTTAAATACGGTAATGTTTCAAGCGATACGTCACAATATGGTTCAGGAATAAGATTTAGTAAAAGTTCGGTTAGTAGTACAATCTATGCAACAAACAAAGACGGTGATATCGGGACTGGCCACTTCTTTGGAGATAAATTATATGGAGATTTAACATCAAAAGGTAGCAACGCTTATGTACTAGTAGACGATGCATTACGTATAACCGATAAAAAAGGTTACAACAATGGTGATGTGAGATACAAAGACTTGCAATGTTTAGATGTACAAGCGAACTCTATAAGAGTTAATACTGCTAAAGATTTCTATATAGGTGTGTCTACTGGAGAATTACGAGTGACAAATAACTTACGGTATAACGGTGGAGATACAGGATATAAAGACATCCGCTTTGCTAACTGGCATGCTATGTCATCTGAAAAATTCAAATATGACATTAAAGAGTGGAATTACAGTGTGTTAGATGCATTTAAAAATGACTTAAAATTGTATTCATACAAGTTAAATTCAGAAAAAGAAACAAACTATGCACGTAATCATCACGGAATTATTATTGAACGAGAAATACCTATTGAATGGCGACATGGAGATGGCTTTGATGGAAACGAAGTCATGTTCTGGAATACTAAAGCTATCCAAGAACTAATTGAAAAAGTAGATAAATTGGAGGAACAATTAAATGAACAATCAATTACAAGCTAATCCAAGTTATGTTATCGAGGAGTTAGTTACTCAAAACGCTAAACTCTCACAAGAAAATGCAATGTTAAGAGCAGTAATTAGAGAGCAAGAAGAACAACAAAATAAAGATACTGTAAGTGCTGAAGGAGAGTAACCTTTAGCACTATTTTTATACCAAATTTTAGGAGGAATTTATCATGGCAAATGAAATCGTAAAAAACACAGAAAGTTACATCTTAGTACAAGTGAATGAAAAAGGAGAAGAAGCAGCTTTATCTAATGACTTTAGAGGACAGTTCTACCCTACTACTAATGTAAATACCGCGACTAAATTTGATGATTTAAATAAAATTAAAGCACTTGCTAGTCGTTTGAATAGCTTAAACGAATTAAACTATGAATTCGGTATTATTCCAGAAAAAGTAACTGTTAAACCAGTAAAGCTAACAACTTTATTGGAGTACGTGGAAGAAACAACTGAAACTAACGCAGAATAGGAGTTTTGAATATGAAAGAAAATTCATTTAACTACAAAGTGTTAGCTATCTTTATCTTTGGTTTTGGATTACTTATGTTTGAAAGAGGCTTCTTTTGGACTAAAGAACAAAACACTGTATTAAGCGATAGCGATTTCTATATAACACTCCATCAAGTTATGCCTATTTGGTTATGGGGCGTTTTAGGAATGCTTTTTAGTTTGTTTATCATTCTTGCACCTATCTTCTTACCTAAACAACAAGTAAGTAATAAATTTAATTTCTTACTTATCTTTGGTGGTAGTGGGAATGCAATTTATTATTTCTTACTCACTTCTGCCAGTATCTTTAATGCGATTAATTGGTTAAGTCCAGTACAGTTTGCAACCTTAGCAATGATTAATGCATTAATCGCTTACTATGGGGGTGCAGACGTTGCAGGAAAAAGATGAACGTTTCGTATTAAGAGAAGAGTGGATAGATAACACAAGTAAAATTCATCAAAAAATAGATGAAAATGATAAACGACACACAAGTGAATTGAAAGATTTGAATAATAAGGTAGATAAGCAAATCATTTATCAAAAGCAAGCATTTGAAAGTCAAGCACGTTCAGAAAAGCATTTAGAAAAACTATCTGACACAATGAGTAACTTTGGTAAAGAATTTACAGATATGAAGTATCAAGTTAAAGATCATAGCAAACAACTTGAAACGTTTAGTGAAGTCATTAAAGAAAAACAAGGTTACAACGTAAAAATTATAGTTGCAATTATCAGTGGTATTGCTTCGGTACTAGTCGGAGCATTAGGTTTTGCAGCTGCATTCTTTTAAACAATCTAAGTCGGCACTTACGTGTCGGCTTTTTATATTGATAAGGAGTGAACGTAATGGAAAAAGATAAAATTAAACAATATATTTCTCAATTCGGTGGGATGCTTGCACTTTTATATCTAGCATTACAAGCAAGTGGAATTGAAGTAGAGTTTTTAAATCCCGACCATGTGCAACCATGGATAAACTTTTTAATGGTGTTTATCCCAGCATTAATTGGTCTGTATGGTGTGTATAAAAACTCATACATCTTACGCAAAAAGTCACGTGAACAAGAAAAAATTTTAAAAGACAATAACTTAAAATAGGAGTGATTAAATGTTAACTGCAATTGATTATTTAACACAAAAAGGTTGGAAAATTAGTTCTGATCCACGTCGATATGACAATTATCCTAATGATTATGGATTTAGAAACTATGTTGAAAATGGTATTAACTATGATGAATTCTGTGGTGGCTATCATAGAGCATTTGATTTATACAATAACTCTAGTAACGATATTCCAGCAGTTACAAGTGGTACTGTTATTACATCTGAAACACATGGCAATTTTGGTGGAACAATAGAAATTAGAGACGCTAACGGAAATGATTGGATTTATGGCCACTTACAAAGACAATCACTCAAATATAGTGAAGGTGACAAAGTTAATCAAGGCGATATTATCGGCTTGCAAGGTTCAAGCAACTACTATGATAATCCAATGAACGCACATTTACATCTTCAATTACGCCCTAAAGGTACTAATTTGAAAGATGAAAAATTAGAAGTGTGCAGTGGTATTCCTATTGAAAAATACGATATTTCAAAGCTAAATCAAAAACTAGAAAAAGGGAGTAATGTTAAAATGAAAGATATTTATTCATCTCATATCAATGGTTCTAAAATCACTAATCGTAAAGCAAGTATTGCAGGAGTGGTGTAAGAAAATAATTCTCAAATATATGGTATAATACACCTATAATGATTATGGCAGGTGTATTATAGTATGGAAGAAATTTGGAAAGATATACCCGGTTACGAAAATTTTTATCAAGCGTCTAATTTAGGTAAAATACGTTCAAAAGACAGATATATTTATTTACCACAAAATAAGAGTGAAATACTAAAAAAAGGACGTATCTTAAAAACCAATAAAGTAGCATTCGATTATTTACAAGTAACATTATATAAAGATAAAAAGCGACGTTCTTTATATGTATCTAATCTAGTAATGTTAACTTTTGTTGGTCCAAAACCTAAAGGTTATGAGGTTAACCATAAAAACGAGAACAAAAATGATAATAGTCTAGAAAATTTAGAGTACATTACATCAAAAGAAAATAATAATTATGGAACAAGAAAATCTCGAATGATTTCAAAAAATACTAATGGTAAAAAATCAAAACCAGTAAAAGCAACTTCTTTAAAAACTGGTGAAGTTTTTTATTTTCCTTCTCAAGCCGAAGCTGAAAGAAAGGGTTATGGAAATCAAAGACACATTTCGTCTGTTTGCTTAGGAAAAAGAAAACAATGTAACGGGTATAAATGGGAATTTATTTAGCACTGCATATATCGTGAGGTATATGTACTTAAAACATAAATTGCTTTGAAAAACCTAAGAGCCTTCACACTACAATACAACCGAAAGGATTGTATGAGAGTTTAACAAGTTGAAGGATTGGTTAGTTTAGCAGCACTACCCCTAAGTCAATAGATATGGGGAATGTTCAACGACTACGGGATTGCCTCCCGGTAGGACTCAAGCGAGTTCGAAAGAAGAACTATCTCACGTAGATAGAAAGAAATAGTCTGCTCACGTCTTGTAATGAGAGTGCATGTGAATCGACACAGATTTATAGAGTAGCGTCTATAAGTAAACAAAAGGATACACAACGACTACGGAAGTATGACACCAAGTCAATATCTACCATGGTTATACGCAAGAGAACAAAACGGTACACATGTAAATGGTTTTGCTAGTGTATATGTTAATCGAAATGAGCGTTTATGGTATCATCCAACTAACTTTGTTGAATGGCACTGTGCTAACTTTTGGGCAAATAACAATTTAATTGGATTTGAAGTGTGTGAAAGCTATCCAGGACGCATTTCTGATAAATTATTCTTAGAAAATGAAGAAGCAACATTAAAAACTGCTGCTGAAGTAATGTTATCTTACAACTTACCTATTAACAGAGATACAGTACACTTACACAATGAATATTCTCAAACATCATGTCCACATAGATCATGGGAAATTCACATTGGCAAAGGCCAACCTTACACAAGAAGAAATCAATTGAAGTTAATCGATTATTTCATTAGTCGTATTAAGTTTTATGCTAATGGCGGTAAGTTAGATACATCTAATGCTGAAGAAGTTACTGAAAAGCATATCGAACAAGAAGTAAAAAAAGAAAAATCTAAACAAGAAGTATTGCCTACTGGTTGGAAGAAAAATAAACATAAAACTTACTACAAAGCTCAAAAAGGTTCATTCATTAATGGTAACCAACCTATTCAAGCACGATATGTTGGTCCATTCAGATTGAGAAATAACGAAGCAGGCGATTTACCACCTAACACTAAAATTGAGTATGATGAAATTATGTTACAAGATAAGCATGTATGGGTAGGATATGACAGCTTTGAAGGTGAAAGAATTTATTTACCAGTAGGAACTTGGAACGGTAAAAAACCACCTAAAAACAAAATGAAACAAGTATGGGGAATTTTAAAATAA